TTAAAATTGCTCTTCTTCTGTTGAACCTTTAATTGCACTTAGATCTGTACTGCCAGTACATATTTGACCAACTTGATCAAAATATCCAGCACCGACTTCCCGCTGATGTTTAACAGCTGTGAACCCTCGACTCTGGGCCGCGAATTCTTTTTCTTGAAGTTCGACAAATCCTGTCATTCCATGATCCCTATAATTTTCAGATAATTCAAACATACTGTAATTCAAAGAATGAAATCCAGCGAGAGTAATGAATTGATATTTTACATTCATTTCTCCAAGTTCATCTTTAAAACTAGATATTTCTTTATCACTTAATTTTGCTTTCCAATTGAACGATGGAGAACAATTATATGCAAACATTTTGTTTGGATATTCTTTCTGAATTTCTTGAACAAATTCTCTACATTCTCCAATATCAGGTACCGATGTTTCCATCCATATTAAATCACAATAAGGAGCATATGATAGTCCTCTTGAAATTGCCTGATCCATTCCTGCATTTGTTTTAAAGAAGCCTTCTTCAGTTCGGTCACCTGTAATAAATTCATGATCATGTTCATCACTATCACTCTGTAACAATGCACCAGAAAGTGCATCTGTTCTTGCAATTATGATAGTAGGAACATCCATTATATCTGCTGCCAATCTTGAAGCAATTAATTTATTAACCATTTCTTGAGTAGAAACTAAAACCTTTCCACCCATGTGACCACATTTTTTAGCAGACGATAATTGATCTTCTAAATGAATTCCAGCTGCGCCAGCTTCAATTAAATGTTTTACTAATTCATGTGTATTGAGAACTCCACCAAATCCGGATTCTGCATCTGCTACAATTGGAAGAAAGTAATCAATTTCTCCTTGTCGATCTTCCATTGTTTGAATTTGATCTGCTCGTTGAAATGTATTATTAATTCGTTTAACTATGGTTGGAACACTGCCAACAGCATATAAAGATTGGTCCGGATACATTTGCAAACTATCATTAGCATCGCCGGCGACTTGCCATCCAGAAAGATAAACTGAATCAAGTCCCGCTTTTGCTTGTTGCATTGCTTGGTTGCCCGTCAGTGCACCTAATGCACTAACATATTTTTGAGAATAAAATTTTTCCCAAAGTTTGGATGCTCCGTTTGATGCCATAGTGTATTCTATTTTAACAGAACCACTTAATCGTTTTACATCTGCCGGAGTATAAGGTCTTTGAATATGTTTTTGTCGATCGCGATTTTGGTACTTAGTTTCTTTTAAACTAAATTCATTATCTACCATCATTTTATCTCCACTGTTTAAATTATACTATAAATTAAGGACCAGAATGTTTAAAATAAATTTCATTAATCCTTTTTAATTCTGTTTTTACCTCATCTAATTCTTTTTGAACTAACTCATATTGTTTACGATAGTAATCTCGTTCTTGCTCAACTTCAATCCATTCCGATAAATGATCTTCTTGTGAGTGAGCCATTTTTTTCCTAAAAAGTTATTACTTATTATCTTTTAATGTACTTACATATTTTGCTATGGCATGATCTAATCCATCAGTTTTAGAAATTAATCCATTATCATTGTCGGGTCCCCAATCCAAATCCTGACTATCTATAAAAAGTCCTGTGTGATAGTAAGGCCAAGGAGGAGTAAAAGGAATAGGATCACTAGTGCGAACCACCCTCCAATGAGTGGGTTGTCCACCAGACAAAACTTGATTAGAAATTTTTGGTGATCCGTAAGAGAAAATTTGAACATTTTTACCTCTCTTGTGAAGCCACATTCCTATTATTTGTGCAACGGCTCCACCTAAACTGTGGCCTGTAACGTGTACCGTCTGTTCAAGGGGATATGTAAGTGTCTGTCCTTGAACAATAGTTTTGGATGATTTCATTGAAGTATCTATAATTTGCATTACAGTTACAGCGGCATCTCTAAATCCTTTATGAAGTTTGATTCCTGTACGTGTATCACTTACTAATCTTACATCAATATCAGATAATACATTTGCCTCATTAGCAGTACCTCTAATAACAATTATTGACATTCCATTTTTTTGTTTTACTTCAAAGGCAACTTCATCTTTTTGACTACCACCAGCATCATAAATTTCTTTACAATATTCTGCATATTCAATAAGAGAATCTAATGAAATTGGTAAATTTGACTTATCACCATTACCCAAATCATTATTTTTGTCTGCTACGTTCTTTGCACATCCACTAAGGAATAGAGCTACCACCATTACGATTATGAACTTCCACTTCATCTTTTTTTCTCCATGCTGTTGCACCTAATATAGCTCCAAATGATAAATGAAACATTGCTCCAGCCTGTAATGTAAGAGGAGCCCATCTACTAGTGTTCATTTTTATTTCATCACTCTCCATAACCATGCCTATGTTCCACATCAAAGGAGCAATGAAAAAATCAATCAGGCAAATAAATAAATATACTAATGCAGCCCAATCCCTCCAATGTCTATTAATTGTTTTGTTTATACCCATAAGTTATTATTTAATTATCACGATCTGGATAGTATGGCCGGTTAGTTGGATGGCCTGGTGATCCCAGTTCAGCAAAACTAATTCTCAAATCTGTTATTTGTTTTTCTAATTCTTCTATTTTTTTATAACCATTTGCAAGATCAGCATTAATTTGCGGTATTTCCGAATCTTCTATTCGATGTTGTACTTTGTCTAAATCCATGACAGTCACAAATAACCATGTAACAGTTCCAATCAATGCGGCGGCAACGATTGGTAGGGCGGCTTTAAAAAGTTGGTGTTCTGCAACTGCTTGCATTGATTGTACTGGCATATCAATCTCCTTTTTTGTCTTTGTCTTCTTCGGCTCCCCCTATCACTTTGTCGAGTCTTTTAAATACTTGAGTCTCTAAATGAGGTAATAGTCTAATACCACTATATCCAATAAAAAACGCTATTGCAAGTGCTGTATATACTCCAAATTCAAATAGTTCCATTAGTGCTGGAATAAAAAATTCAGCCGCGACCCATCCTACAATAGCTGCTATTGCAAGGTTCTTTGCTTCCTTTATCCACCCAACCCATGTGTGAACTAATCCATTAGTCAATCCTCCCATAGTAGATGCAAATACACAACACCACTTTGCACCAAATAATGCTAGTAAAGTCTCCATTAATCTTCCTTATCTTTAATTGTTTTCTTGTTCTTGTTTAACATTTTTTGAAGATCTGCGGTACTCCCAACGAACAAAGCATTTGTTACATTTTGAGGAGACCTTATTATATCTTCTTTCATAGATTGCATTGTTTTATGTAAGCCAATGAGCTCCTTATTTGCATTGGTTAACTTATCTATTAATTGGCCCACTACTTCATATGCTCTAGGGTGTTCTGTTTCCTTAGCAATTTCAAGTAGACCATCCATGGCATCAGAACCTCTCTCTATAATATTGTAAAGATTCTCTCGCGAATATTGAAAATCTGTATCTGAATCATCTTCTTTTATTTTTTGAGGCATAACTTTGGCAACCGGTAATTTTTCTACCGTTGGAGTTATTTCAAAAACCTCATTTAATTTGTCATCAACGTCTTTTGTTGATAATGGCTTATCAATTGGTTCACGATCTTTCATCATCTACCTTCATAAATTTTTATTACCGAGCGCTTGTATATCTAAACTTGGAGCGCGCGTATCTAATCCCGTGGCGGGATCAAATTCTATTCCTTCTGCAAAAAAGTCTCTTGTTTCTGTTATATCATATCCACCTTCAGATGGGTCCACATCTCCCACTGTTTGCATTATTCGAGATTTTACTAGTGCTCTGTTTCTATCTCCTCTTGTTGCTTCCGAAAGAAATTTAGTTCCATCTTCATTTATAAGATAATCTCTCTGTGCATCAAAAACATTATCAGATTCTAATACAATATATTCTTGTACCGCCGCCACTTCAACTGTTGTATGTGGTATTACATGAAAATTTATAATAGATGTTCGAATAAGTTTAGTTGATACACTATCACTTCCGTCACCAAATCCTTTTCCTTTAATATTTGGATACAGATATCCTTTAACAGTAAAATCTAATGTCCATATTAAAGCTCTTCGAGATAAAAAATCGCCTTCGTATGAATCTTCAACATTAACTCCTCCTAAAACAATTGGTAAATCTATTTTTATACCCATTGTTGGAAGAGCATTAATTGTTACGGTAAAATCAGGTTGAAAAAATGGTAAAATTTGCTCTATAATTTGTGTTCCATCATCAGCATTTTTTACATAGACATTTAAAGCAAATGCGAAATCATACGGAACTGGGCTTTTAACTACTCCAGTTTCCCCTTTATATTTCTGTGTTCTATTATGAAGAGGATGTAACATTCTCTCGGGACTATATGACATCGAAGTCAAATCGAAACCCATCCTAGGCAACTGCATCCCCACCTTTTTATCTAGCCGCTCGTCCCCGGAAATTCTTGTCAAAAATTTCTGTTTGGGGCCATAAGCTAAAGGTACTTTTATTGTCTCTGTTACATTACCGGAACTATTTCTTCTTTGAATAGAAATATCATTAAAGATTGTTCCAAACACAGCTACATATTTTCTTACTAAGCCATGATACCAATATTGTCCTAACATTAAAATGTTCCTTCACTAAATGGATTTCCTTCAGTAAAATCAATAATTCCTTCTGCAGTTGATTCAATTTCTACATTTTTAGCTTGTGGATCCTCTGCAAATTCTTTTGTTACCGTGCTTATCTGTGCAGTTTCATTTGATGTTTGACCCATTATATTTTCGCCTGGTGTAAACGATCCTACTATATTTGTAACTCTCACAAATAGACCTAATCCAGGTACATCGCGTAATTTTAATACTTTAGCAGAAGCTCCGGACAAACCACCAATTATAGTTTCATTAGTAGAAAATACACCTGAATTAGCAGAGTACCCGTATTCGACAGAATAAGCACTATCTGCTTCCACAGCATCTATTTTTGCTATTCCAGTATCAATATCTTCACTACTATATTCAAAGAATTCACAAGATAAATCATAAATGGGTAATCTACCTAATTGATAAAAAATTGCTTGATGTTCAACAAACATTATTTCAAACATTTTCTGGGCCGTATCAAACCAAATTAAATCTCCTTCAAGGGGTCTTGTTGTAAGACCCAATCCTTTCCAAGTACGTTGTGACATAGAAAAGGTAACTTGTTCTCTAATTTCTAATCCAAATCTACCAACAAAAGCACCTTCACCTTCAAAACCATCTGTGGTTTTAATATACACTTCTACTGGATAAGCTGATTCAAAAGATGATGCAGTGGCTTCTCCGAAAATATTATCTAAATTATTTTGAGTTCTTGGTAGATAAGAAACTTCATGTCCGAAGACTTGAATGGACTCTTGTACCAAATCTTCTAGAAGATTTGCTTCATTATTACTATATTTTTCGAAATAATTATTTAGTGCCATTTTCCTCTTTTTCGCCCGTTATTCTAACTCTTAAAATAGGTCTACCATTAATAGTAATATCACCTTTTTCATTTTCCCCAATATCTTTTACTACTATTCTTTTATTTTTAAATTTACCACCGAGAACTATATCACCTACTTCTATAGGCAATTTAATTTCTTCATCTATAAATTCTCGAAAAGATTTCATATTATCCCACCATAAAATCATCAGGTAATTGATACTTTGTAAAAATTTCATCATCTAACATTTGCAATTCTGTTGTTGCATCATCAAAAATTTGTCTGCCATTTAAAGTAGTTCCGCCGGGTAATTGTAAGCCTTCAAATTTTAATAAATTAGAACCCCATTGTCTTTTAAATAAAGATGTTGTATATTTTTTTAACCATAAATCATTATAAGCATCTGTATAAGATTCTGGATCTAATCTTCTATAAGTTTCAAATAACAAAAATTTTCCAACTTTCATTTCAAACGACCAATCGATATCAAGATATAATCTATTTGTATGTCTATTAAATCTGAATGAAGGAGCTTGATTAAAAAGATTTTCTATCAAACTCAAGTGTTGCATTGCCATAGTATATCCTGCAAGCTGTTGCTTACTTAAATCAAACATATCATTTAATCTTAATTGATATCTTACATCGAACATACTAATGCTGCCGGCAGTTGTATCTATGGGGAATGCTCTAATAACACTAATTGTTTCATCACCTACGGAAAGATATTCATTAGTAATATCTTCTGCTGTAATTACGTGTTTTAAATATATCTTTTCGGAGCCATCGTAATGATAATCATTATAGAGTTGAATAGACTCATCAATTCTATCTTCTAATTGATCATCATCTACATTGATTTCAATGACTGGAGCGCCTAATTGTCTAAGACAATATTCTTTGAGTTGTTGTCGTGTTTGAGGTTTTGCCATGATAAGATTCCTACATATAGATTACTTACATATAATGTATTTATCTCCATGGAGGTCCTGACACCCAGGATACTAAAGAAAGTCGAATTCCTTTAGAAATTGGAGTAATTTGGTGTTGTGTGAAGCTGGGAAATACTAATATGTCTCCAAAGTCTAAACACATTTCTCGTGGTTCTGTTTGATTATTTAAAACTATTTGTAAATTTCCTCCTTCATATGATCCTATATTTAATGCCACGGTTATACTTAATTTCCTTACATTTTGATGGTTTTTATGTGTTGCATTAAAATCATCATCAGTATGCCACGTATAAAAATCTCCTTTTTGATATTTTGTATATTGGACATTAATAGATGAATAATCTAAATCAAATTTATATTTTTTATTTTCTTCTATAAAAATTTCTTTTAATTTATAAATTATTACTTTTTGTAAATCTATTAAATCTAGTTTCCAAATATCCCATAAAAATACTTCAGATTTTCTAGCATTCGGATTATTATTTACTGTCGTACCAGGAATTGTTTTTTTATCTAGCTTATTAATAATATCATCAGCATTTTCTTTAAACCATCTTGATGATATTCTAACATAAGCCGGCGCACGAACAATTGGGGAATTAGTGGGGTTTAAATGCTTTGACACCAGGGCCACTACCGCCTAGCCCTCGAAAGCTGTTTCGCTAGAAACAGTCTTCCGTCAAAAGTAGGTCCTAATGCAATATTTTTTTTAATTTCTGATCTTAATTTCATTGTTGTAATTTCTTCTTCGTTTTCTTTCCACCATTCAGATTTATTTTGAGTGTCATTTTCACTTATAAAACATCCATCACTCCAAGAATGAAGATTAAAATCTTCTTCTAAGAGCATATTTGACATCTGATTACTTTGAATCACAAATGCAAGAGTTGATCTGAGACCTTCAGTTCCTGCGGAATGCCAAGAATATCCAGTACGTTCTACTTCACCGTGTCCGAACCAATCAAATGATTTTACATTCCAACCAACTTGATCCGGAATATCATAATTTAAAGATGTGTTTCCTGGAATATTTCTTTTGTATCTAAAAATTCCTCTGCCCGTTTTAGACCAAGTAAAAATTAAATTTCTTCCGGGAACATCAGCATTGTGATGCCATCCTATATATCCTCCAGGTGGATATATTGTACTTAAAGCTTGTTGTCGTGCTCCTATTCTTTTACCTAAATCCGCACATAATTTAACAACTTTCATATGTCTATTTCTTGTTCTTAAATCTAATAATAAATCATGCATGCCTTGATGCCAAGGTGGTCCTGGTCTAACCAACTTTTTATATTCCATTAAATATTCATCACAAACGGCTTCTTTCCAAGTGATTATTCTTCTGCTTTCCATTCTTATTTTATCTTCATCTAAATCATAAAGATATTCCCCCAACTTTTGAAGAATATCTAATACTTCATTATCATTACAATATTTTGAAATATGTTCTGTATGATTCATATTCTTCCGTTTTGATATTGTTGTTTGAATAATAAGCAAGAATAATCATGAAATACTATTTCATCTCTATCTACACCTTCTCTTTCTGGGTCATATCCGATTATCCAATTCCATTTTGCATCTTCACTGGCATTCCAATCATCAGTTTCCGGAGTACAAGGAGGATCTCCTCCAAATACCCAATGCCATTTAATATCTGGACGATACCATGGATCATCCTGTCTTATAACTCCTAACATTAGGTGTAAGGGAAATTGATCCCATCCTCTAGTTTCCCAATAAGGATATTTACCGTCCCATCTTGAATCCCAGTCATGTCGTCTTTTCCATAACCAATTTTCCCACCATTGTTGCATAAAAGAAATCATTTTTTCAGATTTTCTATACAAACACATTCCACCATGAGGAACTTTTAAAATAGGTTTATTCCACCACGTTGCGGCTGCAGCATATGTTCTGATTTTAGTCCATGCCATATCATATCCATCTTTTATTCCATTAAATATTTCCGGAGCTTTAGGATTGATACATACCATATCAGAATCAAGATAGCATGTAATATCAAAAGGAGAATGTTGTAAGGCTAATAATTTGGCTCTATTGGAGGGGGGCATGCCACCGTGAACTTCATCGAATATATGATTACCAGAATCAGATACCCATTTATCTTCAGTATATAAAATTACTGGATGGTCTGGAGCAAATTCTTTTAAACTATCTGCTAATTGTTGAGCGGCGGTGAGATATGGTTTAAAATTAGTAGCACATAATAAAAATCCCTGGTCAAGTCTCATCTAATTTTTTTAATTTTCTTCATCCGGTCCTGGGCCGTGTTCTTCTGTCCTTATCCATTTTTCATCTCCGATTTCTTTATCAGCCACTGCTTCAATTGTTGATGTATTAGCTGCTGGTTCATCTGCAGATCTTTCATCCAAAAGATCTTCCGCAGATAAAGTTATTCTAATTATAGATAAAGTTATAAAAGACGCGACTAGTGCGGAAATTTCGGTTAACGATTTAGATTTTCTAATTCGGGATCTTAATTCCCTATTTTCACTATCTCTAACTTCTGGAATTTCAAAAGCTTCTAATTTAGCTCGGAATAAAGTTTCTAAATCATCTGCAGCTCTTTTTCTTTCAAATCGTTGTTTTTCATCCCTTTGTTTAATATTTGATCTAGGGCCTCTGTCTTTATTTTGAATTTCGCGTTGCTGTTTATTAGTTTCAGAAAATTCATCAATTTGTTCAGATGTAAATTTGTGAAAAAAATCTTTCCATTCTCGTGAATCTTCTAAAGCTTGGCCGGAGTATCTAGATTTGTCTTGTCTTTCATAAAGAATAGAAATTTCTTTTTTTTCATCTGTGCGCCACAGTCCTTCAATCATTGTATCATGTGTCCACTCTTCTTGTTCAGCCACTTCTTGTTCAGCCATTTTTTCCTTTCATAATATTAATATTATATGTATTTATGCTACTCTTTTCCAGAAAGAATAATCATCTTGTTCCAGGACAGTAAAAACTGTTACGCCAGTATATTGATTAGAATAAAATCCAGAATATTGACCTGAATATGATGCTGTAAAGCCAGAAGAATATATTCCTGAATATATTCCTGTAAAGCCAGAAGAATAAACTCCAGAATATGTTGGACCCTCTGAAGAAGCTTGAGGATTAGGAGATTCTCCTCCAGACCCATATGTAAAAGTATATCCACCTTGAAAACCGGAAGAATAAATTCCTTCATATGGCCCTTGAAACCCAGCAGAATAGATACCTTCATATGCTGCAGAATAGATACCTTCATATCCTTGAGAATAAATTACATCTCCAATGGTTGTTAATCTATCCGAGCATGTTCCTACGGCTTGCCATGTACCGGATCCAGGCGCGGAACCGCCGGCAACAAATGCATAAGTACCTATTGTTTTTGAAAGAACATTTCTTAATAAACGTTTATGCCAATATAAATGCATTCCTGCATCATTAGCAGTATCTGTTAAAGTTGCAGAAATACCAGCGGTATGAGGCCATGCTTTTAGATTAGGAGTATCTTGATATAAAGGTTTATAAATTACTTCATCTGTTGCAGCACGTGGATAATTTCCAGCGGCAATATAATCAGTATTAGTTCCACCAAAATAATAAACGGAATTTGCAGCTCTTGAAGTTGTATTAGCATTTGATAATAATCTAGTACCGCTCCATCCTCTTGTTATACCAGATTCTTTTCTATAGAGATTATAAGTAGTATTTGCAGCACCGGATGAAGTTATAACATTATCTTCAAAAAATGTTTCACTATGCCAAGAACTAGTATCTCCATCTCCAGGTGATGTTCCAATATGATAAGAACCTACTGTATTAGCTGCACTAATATAATATTGAACACATCTTTCGATTACAGTATCTGAACTATCTTCCATTTCTGATTCAGTCATAACTTTGACATTACTGCCGTCGACCTTAATAAATGGAGGAACACTATCTGTATCATCAACATGAGTTTCATTAAAACTGGTTCCATTATATGGATCGCTTCCAGAATTATATTCTAATAATACATTAGTTATAGTTACATTATTCGCAACTGGGTGATCTCCTACAACGTCCGGACTTCTATATCTTTCACCTATATATCCAGCGCTAGTAAAGCCAGCTGTAGCACTGGTGCCAGAAATCGGTCGAACATGACCCTTCCAAAAATCATTGCCTGCCGTTCCTTTTGTATAACTTCCCCATCTTTCAAAAATGGGAATAACACATGACTCATCGATTTGGTCTACAGTCATTTCCTGTACGCCCCAACTTTCTACTTTTTCAAAAATAACTTCAACATCAGTTTGACCAGTATAATTTCCTCCGGACGCATTTAAATAACTATAAATGTCGGGAGCTGCACCATCTTCCAATGTTAATACTGCTGCGCCAAAAGTACCGGTAACATTTGTAACTTTAATGAACTGCCCAACGCCGAGCATTCCATATTCTTGATATCTAATTACTAAGTAGTCTCCTGCATCAATATCGTTCTTATATGTATCTTGACCACTGGCACCCTGATGCTCATTTATTCCCCATATTTTTCCAACATTCGCTGAAGCACCGGAACCCGTTTCTGTTAATTTTCCTATAAACAAATTGCCTGTTTCACTAGAGCCAAGTCCAGTGTTTGCTCCAAATGGCAATATTCGACAAGGTTTACTCATTAATTTATCCTCTTCCAAAAAGTATACGGTTGGTTATCTAAAGAAGCTAACACAGTTCTCCCCGTATATTGATTACTATAAAATCCAGCATATTGTCCTGAATACATTCCTACATACATTTGAGAATAATACCCTTCAAATCCGGATGAATAAATTCCTTCGAAACCTTGTGAATATATTCCTTGAAACCCCCGTGAATAAATTCCCTCATATTGATTAGAATAAAATCCAGCAAATTGATTAGAATATTGTCCAGAATATGTTCCTGAATAAACGCCAGAATAAACGCCAGAATATGTATGAGAATAGGAGGGCCCGGAGCTTTGTGCCTGTGGATTAGGAGCTTCGCTTCCAGACCCGTATGTTAAAGTATATGCAGTTGTATACCCTCCCTGATAAGGTCCTTGATATCCTCCTGCATATCCGCCGGAATATCCTTGCGAATAGAAACCTTCAAAACCGCGTGAATAAAGTCCAGTAAACTGCCCTGAATATATTCCAGTATACTGCCCCGAATATATTCCAGTAAATTGTCCAGAATACAGTCCCAAATATTGTCCCGAATATATTCCTTCATACATTTGAGAATATATTCCTTCATATCCTTGAGAATAAATTACATCAGCAGTATCTGTTAAATAATCTGTATATGCTCCGGTTTGAACCCATGTTCCGGGAGTCGGGGTTGAAGTGCCAACTACTAATTTATAATAACCAATATCTTCTCCGACACTGCTATTCATCAAATAATTTCGCCACTCCGCTACTAATGATCTAATATCAGCATCAGTCATTTCCTGAACACCATCATTACCTGGCCTATTATAAACAGGTCGATCACCAGAAGTTGTATTGGGAGCGGTTTTTCGCCATAACCTATAAACAATTTCACTATCAGGTCCAGCTTGTCTATAAGTTTCTGTTAAAGCATCACCAGCATAAATCCATGTATCTGCGTCGGGCGCAGCAGTCCCAAAATAATAACCTCCTACAGGATATAAATTAGTTCTCCAATTATTAGAAACTCTAGCTAGAATAGTAGCTGTTAAATCAGCAAAGGACATTTGCTGAAGTTTATTACCTGAAGAAATAAATTTTGTTGGATAGATTACGTTAGCTGTACTAACAGCGTTGGATTGTTCTTGATATAAAGACCACGTGGTAGTGGTAAAATTTCCTGCGGAAATAGGATGATCACCTACATCATCGCCTCTATATCTATTATCAAAAGAACCGATGTTACCATCATTATTAGCATATGCAGTACAATTTCCTCTTACACTATATACTTGATTAGATGCGAACTCTTGTAGAACAAGAGGTACTATCATACTGTCGATTTCTGCATCGGTCATCACTTGAACAGCCGATCCAGAATTGTAAACTTTTAATGGTGATGCCATTTGTTTTCATCGTTTTTAATTAGGGTCCGAGTCTTGTACCGGAAGAGTCATAAATTCCAAATGCTACCCAAGAACTTGTTCCAGCAGCATCCGCACTTTTCAAAAAATAATTTGCTGCGGCGGTAGTACCTGCAGTAGTTTTGAATGTCCCAGCATGGGTAAAAATTCCATCATGAACAACTGCAGCATCAATATCTAAATCTCCATCAAAATCTGATGTACCGGTTACTTGGAAAGCTCCATTGACTTTTCCACCATCTGATACTAACCATGCACCGAGAGAACTTTCATATGTAAATGAATGTTTAGTTGTAGCAGGTATAACTAGACCTCCGCCGCTAGCTTGTGCATCTGTATGACATTTAGCCCAATCAAACGTTCCGGTGCCAGAATAACCTGTTAATGTAAATGTTGTAACTGTTGGTACTGTTGCAACTATATAAATTCCTTCATCAGTTAAACCAGAAGTACCGGCAACCACAATAAAAACTTTATCTGAAACTGATAATCCGTGATTTTCAGTAGCATTATTTCTTTGCGAAGTAATAGTACCAGAAGAGGCATCACTATCACTATAAACGTTTCCAGCTAAACCAATTACAAAAGTTTTATCTTCAGTAACTGTAACTGCTGTATCATTATAAGTTCTAGTACCTTGAACAACTAAATTACCAGTAATAATAACGTTTTCGGAATCGATGGTAGTATCTGGAGAGTGTATATGAAACCAAGCAGAAGGTGCAACATTACACCACTCGGCTGAATCATAAAGATAAGTATTTCCTCTTAAATTAACCCTATTTCCAAAATTCGTAGTTCCACCAACGTTTACAGTGCCGCTAACTTTAAGTTGTGCATCGCCAGTTGTAGATCCCATACCGATAGCGAGGTTACCTGACGTCCCCAGATTCATTCGTTCGGTTGATTCTGTTATAGAGTTACCAGTAAAAAATCTAATTATATCTTCATCACTGCCATTATCTGTGGTAATTTTTGTATCCGCATCTTGATCTTCTGGTTGAGCTAAAGGATAAAAAGAACTACCAGTATTTCCTTCAAATCTAGTTAATGTTGTATTCCATCTAATCGAACCAGTTCCTCCGGCTCTTTCTGCACTAGATCCCTTTGGTATATGTAATGAAGCGGAAGAATTTGATCCTGCAATACCTCCTACATGAACTGTTCCCCATCTCCAAGTACTATTACCAAAATTTCTAGCCTCATCGGTATATGGAATTACATCGGCATCTATTCTCGCACTAATTGTTAATGTATCAGCAGAAGTATCACCGATATCAGTATTTCCTGTTATTACTACATCTTTATCTACAGTTAAATTTGTGTTTATGGTAACACTACCGCCAACAACAGCCGATTCCAAAATTCCAATACCACCGTTTGAAGTTATCGCACCCGTCGTAGTTGATGTTGCATTAGTAGTATTAGAAACATGTACTACATCTTTTCCACCCTGAGTTTGGGTGTACATTAATAGTTGATTAGTACGCGTTCTCCATAAGTCAAACGTATCTGATAAAGCTACGTTAGCTGCCATTGTTATCCTTTTCTAAAACTTTATATATTAATTTTTCAATTTTATCCACAGTAGATTTTAATTGTTGGAGTTGTTCGTGATGATCAGCCATCTGTTCTCGACTTTCATCGTGAGCTTTTTGTTTTTTAGCTGCCGCCATACGTTCCAATCTATGTCTATTTAGAGCATCTTTATCTGTATTTAATAAAGCTTTAGAATGTACGTCTCTAACAAATCTTGGATCTTCTGTTTGGATATTTTTATTCATCTAATGCTATAGCTCTTAAATCTTTCACCCTTGGTACATCTAATGTATTAGTTGAAAGCAAACATAATTTAATTGCGAAGGTTTTAAACTTCTTATAATTCGTTCCATTATCATCTGTATAATCAATTGAATCGCCGGCTGACCTATATAAAAATTCTTTAAAATCATCTTCATTTAATGAATTAACAGAATTTGCAGTTTCTTGTTCTAATTGAATATATCCTCTGTCATCAAATGATTCTGTGTCATCCGGACTCAATACTTTTGCATATACATGTATTTTTGCAGATTCTGGTTTATAGGCATTAACTATAACTTTTAAATCTTCCGCTTCAAAACCATCTTCAAGATTAACTTTTCTTGTTATATATTTAGTATTGATCGGTCCGCCTTGACTATCTAATTCACTACTTATAACTATATTACAAAGGTTGTCTCCCGTATGTCCAGGATCTGCTACAGTTACCGTTGGTGACCCTGTATAATTAGAGCCTCCGGCCAATACAGTTGCTGCTGTAATCTCACCTGATGTAATTGTTAAGTCTATCGTCGCGCCCGTTCCATTTCCTCCGTCTACTGTTGCAACTGCTGAAGATGTATAATTAGATCCTGCGTTAATTATGTATACTTGAGAATCTGCAATTGCTGCATTATCTATATCATTTTCAAGAGCTATTAAACTAAATCTTGAAATATCAATAATAGGGGAAACATATTTTGATGTTGATCTAATTCCAACATGACAGCTAAATGAATTAGCCGTATTAGCTTGCATCATCATACGTTCTGTGGGATAAACATTTTTATCTCTTTCGCCTTGAACATAATCAGTTGAGGTGTAACTGCCGGCTGTATTCGAAGTTTTATAAGAAAAACTAAGTGTTGAACTATCAAATTGCATTATTGATGTATTAAGTTTATATACATCAGCAAATACATTAGATGTGGCGGCGGACTGACTTGAAGAATTGGACATCAAAATTATATTGCCTTGATTTATTGTTGTAAAATGACATCTCTTGATTCTCATCATTAAAGCTTCGCCTGGAGATTTATTTACAACGCCTGCATTAGTAGGCAAATATAAATCTTCTACGTTCGGTTGTTTCGGTATTCTAAAATTGGGACTAATAGCTGCCGTACTTAAAGGATTTAGACCCTGTATTCCTGTCCATAATTGATATTCACTACTATTAGAAATGATTACTAATGCATATTCATCACCGGTTAAATAAACAGGTGCAGGAAATACAAATGTAGTAACATGAGATGTATTTGCAGCTTCCGGTGCCGCAGTAGTAACTTGAATTGATTCTGGCTTTAAAGATGCTTCAGCAAATGGTAGAATTGTTCCGCAACTTGGTAACCCATTAATTAGAGGTCTAATTTGAACAGTAACGGGTAATTGAGGTGTAGAGCTATTAGCGGTTGCTTTTTGTCTAAAAAATAAATCAACCTCTTTAACAAATACACCTTCTACATAATTACTCTTATTAACAATAAATGTTTGAGTCAGTGGATCCATCCAACCTTGAGATCCTTCAACTCTACTAGTAGCACTTGTTATAACATTTTCATTAGTAACATCTTCTCTTCGTGAAATAGATGGTCTTGTTGAAATTGAAGTTGCTTCCCTGCCATCCAATAAACCTCTTACATAAAAAGTACATTCTGCAGCCATGGTAGAATTTGCAACATTATCATTTGCTTCATCGGTAACTCTTAATAATCTTTCACCGGCTTTATGTGCTGTGCTAGGTAAACTAAGAACTCCAGCAAAAGCTCCAGCTAAATTAGTAGCCATATAAGCGGCTTGTCCTTTTGTGGGAACAGTTCTATTAGAAACTACGCCTGAAATTCCACTATTGGAAGATAAAATAGTTGTTGTACTTGGACTAAATGATTGATCTATATCAGCATTATCGCCATTTTGATCATGAGCTTTAATTACTTTAATATAACCAGTTGCTGTTCCACCCGAAGTAGTTTTTTCTGGCATAATTACTTGACAAACATTAGCTCCTTCAGAAAGAACTTCTCCCTGAATTAAATGCTTATCAGTATCCACATTATTAAGAACAAGAAAAGGCATTGGATATACATTAGCTGTAACATTCGTACCGTCAAAAAATATTGCTACATTTGTTGATGGTTTCATTCCTTTAGCAACGAAATAAATTCTTTCATCATCTGGGGCAAATTGTGATTTAAGTAAATGAGGTTTCATCCAAAAAGTCATAGAAATATCTGCGACTTTATTACCTAAACTTCTTTTAATAGAATCTGGAATATTCTTTGAAGTAATACCTCTTCTAGTTTGACCTTGAGAAATCAGGGTTGCTTTTCTTATTCCTCCGGAAGTTGCACCAGCATCTTTTATACTTATTTCTGGTTCTGGGTTAATTTGCTCACCAGTCCAAATTTTTGTCCAATCATCCCATTGAGATCCGTGTCCCCCATTTACAGCCCCGAATTGCCAATTATCATTAACTCCTTCTAAATTGACTAACACTTCTGGTCTTATAGAAGTATCATACCATACATCAGAATCCGGAAATGTTTTTATCCCTCCGGAAAATTGAGCTAAGGCATAAGGATTAATTGCTTTATAAGAACTAGCCAATGGTTGATTAACTAAATTAGCTGTTGTAAATGGTAAAGTAGCTAACTCCGGACCTGGTAAATGATATTGAATATTATTACTAGATCCTTTTGATAATTGAAAACCATAAGCATCTGATTTAAACGGAGGTCTTAATTCATTTTTTTCTATGTCTATGGAACATAGATAATCTGTGTTTATTACGTCACCTATAGAATGTCCTTTAAATCCATCTACAAGAATACCATTCTTAAATCTATCTCCAGCAGGATTGAAAAGAGAATCTTTTGTTGATCCACCCGATATTGATGTTGCAGCTGCTTCTTTTTCGAGCATTGATAATGCTGTATAATATTCAAGATTTTCAATTCTTTTTTCTAACTTACCAATATCTCTCATTGTATATCGTCTATTATCAATATACTTGGTTTTAATATCTCCAGTATTAAAAGTATAAGGAGGAATAGTTAGAGTATATAATGTTATAGAATCATCATCGTCTGGAGGAGTAATGGGTTCCCGCGAAGGAACTCCTTTAATAACCCTAAAGACTCTATCTTTAGATAAAATCAGTTTATCTTTTCGACCCAAATAATATTGAGTATTAAATTGCAATGCATATTCAGGATCTGGAGTACCTCCAGCAGCGCCTAATTGAGATGATGGAAAAGCAGCATTATTAGTAGTAAGATCATTTGTTGTATTAGAACCTTTATCATTATTTGCAGAATATCGCGACGGTCTAAAATCTATACTATCTCTTAATTGAATTTCTTCACCTGTTGTAGGACTTGTAAATGATGGAATTTTTTCAAAATTAAGGCCTAATCTCTTAACTCCGTTTAAACCATAATGATAACCAGTATTAGCACCTACATCTGCATATGATTGGACCGAAAAGTATCCTGCTAGTGCATCTTGAATAGGTGGATCTAGAGCAGGATTGCTAAAATGATCAACAATTACTAACATTTGACCTTTTGGCGCCGGAGCTCCAGGTTTTAAAATAATAGACGCATGATCATAAAAGTTATCTCTTTGACCATTATCTAATTCATAATTTGATGTAATATTTACTGCTGTTGTCGAATTTAAATCTCTAAGAGCTGCTAAATGTGCTGCAGAAACTGCTTCGGATTTATCTCCAGAATCAATAACATATACTAAATTAAATACATCTGAAATCATTAAGTTATCTTTTTTACCGGCCTGTTTATTAGGTAATATAAAATGAACTTGTCCTTTTGATATATCAGAATTAGATGACAAGTTTGTAGTATTTCCAATTGTTAAAGTTTTTGATCTCGGAGTAGCATTTGCTGTTCTAATAGTTGAAAGAATTTCAACTTGATACGCACCATTTTTTGAATTTAAATTTAATGTAGTTTGAGATGCACTATCAATAGTTGCTGTTCTTCCAGTTGCTGAAGAAAATTCTAATATTTGACCCGCGGTCAATTCTTCTCCTGTAACATTATCTATAGGAGGATTTGAAGGGTTATCAATTGTTTTAATAACTACAGAATATAATTCTTTTGCTGTAGAAGATGGTAAATTTCCTGTTCCTATAAAAGATCCTGTCGCAGTTGAAACAGTTGTTGTTCCAGCAATAGGAACAGCTACAGATTGAAATGTTTTATAGGTATAAGTTATCCCATCCGGAATAGTAGCTAAAGGTGAAAATGGTAACTGAAAAATTAAATTATTTTTACTTGTACCGGCCAATAAAGCTGTGCCTTCGGGGTCGTTATTAAATCTTGATAATTTATCTATATCGGCTTGAGTTGTCTTAACTACATGTGAACTATTAGCTTCATTTAATTGATTTACAGATGCGTGCTTAACAACCAAAGATCCTAAATCCTGAAATTTAAAAGAAATTGAAAAAGTTGAATTAGATTGAACTTTTTGTGATAATGCGGTGTTACATATTGCTTTATGTTGAGAACCAATAGCTATATATTCCGCAATAGTAACAACATCACTAGTAGAAGTTCCAGCAAATGTAGTATTAACTGTAAGAGTTGCTCCTTTATATGCTCCGTTAGCAAAGGAAGTTCCTGCGGCCGGCATTCCAACTGTTATAAGATCATCACCTTCTCCGGAAACTTGTGTATTAATAGTTTTATTTAAACGTATATCATATATTCGAGATGAATAAACTGAATGATAATGAGTAGTATTAGCTGTGGATAGATCCGCTTGTTCCCAATCAAACGATCTTATTCTTGCCGTACCCATTTTTGTTTGATTGTACTTTGTCAGAGCACTTGAATCGCTTGTTGCTGAGTTAACAGATGCAGCAGCACAACAATGAAGATCCACAAGTTCATGTTTAGAAATATCAAACGTTCCTAAAACTTTGTTGAGATATAAAGAATTTCCATAATCAGCTGCAACTATATAATCCGAAATATTTGCAGTATCTCTTCCTTTTTCGACATCAATATATCGTGTAGCGATACTTTCATATTCATATCCCTTTACATATGCTTTACCAGCTTCTAATCCGGCAGAAATTAAAGAATTATTACCGGTTATATGATCTTTTAATTGAATTCCAAATGGTCGAACAGTATAACTTCCACTTTCATCGAAGGTTCTGCGCGCCATTGTCTTTTCAATTTCTGCATATAGTGGATATCTCGTTTCTGTTGTTTTAACACCTAATTCAACTCTAGTTAATTCTATAAATTTTTCACCAGCAAATTCTGAAATAGTGTCACTAGTGACAGTCGTTGTTCCATCAGCTCCGACTGTTTCTGTCACTATATCTAGAGCCGCTAATGTTAAATTTATAGCAAATCTATCTGCACCGGGAGCGGCATAGTTGGCAGTCCCTTGAGCATTATCCAAAATAGATGGATCATCATCTGTCTGAACGATTTCTTCAGTAGCGAGTAATCCAATTCTCTTAGTAGGACTATTACTATATTTGTCTAATGAAATAGTTTGATCTTGAACAACTACAAAAAATCCACTAATATAAAAAGCGCCTTCCGAAATACTTGCAATAGATGCAGTATTTTGAGATTCAGCTATACCGGCTACACCACTTAAACTAACCGTGTTAGCTTGCCATGGCACGCCTTCTAAAGTAGCAATTGTTTCGCCGTCTACAAAATCTCCACCACCTAATTTTGAAAAAAGTAATGTTGGTTGATCTGAAACAGTTCCGGCCTCAGCTTTAATAACTAAACCTTTAGCTCCTGATGTTCCACCAGTGACGGTTTTCCCGGCAAAATTAGTTACAGCAATATCTGCATTATCAAATGCCGATTCTAATTTTAAAGAATTAACTTGATTATTAAGGGTAACATCCCCACCAAAAACTTTACTACCTTCTTTGAAGATATTATCACCAAACCTAGTTACCTGTTCTTGTAAGATTGTTTGTAATTGAGTTAACTCTCTTGCTTGAACTGCAAAACCAGGTCTGAATAAAATTCTATGAAAGTTTTTATTTTTATCATAGTCATCATAGTATGGTGCAATGTTAAAATTTGTTTTTACTCCAGACACTTATATCTCTTTATCTAAAAATTTTAGAAATTAATTATTAATTTCACATCTTCAATTTGGTCACTAGCTCTTGAGATAGGTGATCTATTTTCAACATACAGAATATCACCAGTATATTGTTTCAAATCAGGTCCTTCAATGACACTTGTGTTAGCCGTAGTTCCGGCACCAGTTATTGTTAGAGCTTCGTTAGTTTGAAAAGATCCAGGAGTTGTATCCCAACCAACGGTTGAATTGGCTCCTTTTGTAACTTGTGTTATTCTCAACTTACTTGTACCGGAAGCCCAGTCAACAACCCTTCCTGTGGCTCCTGATTCTGCTCCTGTTACTACATCATCTGCTATATAAGCTGCTCCAGAAAATGATTGAAGTACACATCTAAGAGCTTGATCTCCTAAAGAAATTACCGCCGGAGTTCCAAGATCTGTTCCATCTGTAGTATTAGCAGCATTTGGATGAGAAATTAATCCAATCTTTCTGAAATCATTTGCAACTGTAAATTCGCCAGATTCATCATTTTCAAGCCTAACATTAACCATTATATTAAATCCACCTAATTCTTCAACAGAATCAAATCCATGACCACCTTTAGGTTCAATTGCGGCTACTACAGTGGCATCATCTAGATTCCAAGAAGTATTAGCTAAAACATTAACTACTGCATTTGTATATCCAGATCCAGCTGCGATAGTTATAATATCTGTTAATCCAGATGCATTAGTTCCATTAGATCTACAATTTGCTCCCGAACCATCCCCTAAAATTTGTAATCTGGGGGCGATTTGAAAATTATCTCCTTGCGCCGGCGCAGTTGAAACCGCTGGAGCGAAAGTTATAACTTTAGTTCCTTCATCATAATCTGTAATAGTTCCACCTGAACCTTCAGCATCTCCTGAAGTAAAGAAAATATCTGAACCGACATAAACGTCATCTACGGCCGAAGCTGTGCTGTGAATTCTACAAGAAGTTGTAGTAGTACTATATCCTCCACCAAAACCATTATCTAATGTATTAGTTTCAAAAATTAAATATTCTAATCCTCCAACGGTGCCATTAGCTGTTTTTCTATAGATATTAATAGCTCCATCAACAGCTCCGTTCTCAACATCTCTTTGCAAAGTATTTTCTTGAGTGGCAGAAGCCATAACAACGTTTGAAAATCTAACTTGTTGTACTGGAATATA